CCGATATAACCATGGAGATCAGCGTCATCGTGTTCGGGCTGGCGCACTCGACACAGACGCGGCTGTCAGTGTCCCATTCGCCAGGGAAGACAAACGCCTCTTCATCGTTCACATCGCTCAGGACGATAGCCGGTGCCGCGGCAAAACCCTTCATTGTCGGGAGCGGGAACAACGGCCTTTCGGCATTGTCGAACTGAGATCCATAGCGAACCCCTGCCCGAACGAAGTCGGTCATGATCAGGCCAACTTCATCGACCTTCTTCATCTGCAACATGGCAGTGCCGCCAGCCGCGCCGTACGCCAGCTTGGCCGACTTGTAGCGGGCGGTGTAGGGCAAGCCCGCAACCCAATTGGTAACGGCAGAACCAACGGTGATATTGCCGCTACCATCAACGGTATAGGTGTTCGGCACGGTGATGCCGTTGACTTCCGTCACCAGCGGTGTGCCATCGGCCCACACCACCACGCTTTCGCCGATCAGATGCGTACCGACAGCTATGGTTGCCGATGCCGGGGAATTGGTGCCGCTTTCGAAGGCATCCATCACCTTGCACAGGGTGGATGGCTTGACCTCGCTGTCCAATGCCATCTTCTCGATATAGCGAACCGTCGAGCCATTCACGGTGCGGTTGACGACGAAATACACCCTGTCCTGGTCATCGGCCGGCAGAACGGCCACGCTTTCGAACAGGCCGTCCGTCTCAATCGGAATGAAAGCCAGGACTTCCTCTAACGGCTCGTAGACGACACACACGCAGGAACCGTCGTTGTTGACGATCCATATCCGCGTATCAGGACGCCTTTGAACCGAAACTGTCTTGATGCCCGACGTAAACAGGTCTGTCGCCAGCTTGCTCATCTGCGTGGCGTTGTAGTCGGAACTCTGCCCGTCGAAGGAGAGCTCGAACAGCGCCTTGCCGGAACGATCGACAAACAGGCCCCTGGTATCCACTCGGGCCGGGTCCACCGAAGATGCTCCGGTGGAGGACGAATCCTTGATGGATAGATTGGTGGGTGTCAGCGGCTCATCGAAGGATGAAGACTTGACCGTGGAAACAGCTCCCTCCGTGCCCACAAGAAGCCGCTGGAGGGCAAGAAGCCATTGCGTGTCGTTCACACCACCGGTAGCGATGGAGCGCGAGATAGGCCCGCTATCGCCCTCTGTCGTGTCGTCAAAGTCTTCGAAGCCATCAGAGACGGAACCCCACAGACGATCCGAACCGGACAACCACAGCCTGCCCTCTGCGAACGAAACGGCGGACGGCCAAATCTGGGTTGCAGACCATTCGCATTCGCGCCAGTTGTCGGTCGGATTTGTCCCGTGCAGCGGGGTGAGGATTTCGACATCAACCGATGTTGCGCTGTTGAAGGCGGTTACCCGGCAAATGCCGGAACCAGCGCTGGCGCCATAGGTAATCGAGATGGTAGCGACGCCGGACGTGTATGTCCCTTCCTCGAACCCGATCCGGTAGTAAATGACCGCGTTGTCGCTATCGTCGTCGTTTTTGGTCGAGCCGAGATTGGTGGTGATGTCGATGGTCGATGAGCCGTGCTGATAGGGATAGGGCTTGAAGCCCCTGTCGTCACCATCGAAAGAACGCTGCCACCGCAGCGTTCCCGACCATGTTCCGGTGATCGTGTAGGTCCATTGCCGATCATTCCAATCGGTGCTGGAGATGCCGGTGACCTTGAACGCATCCGTGAACTGCCCGGCACCCGCCAACTGCGTGGTGCAAGTGAAGCCTTCATGAAACAGCGAAAACAGCGTGCCGACATGATCGGCGCTGAAGAATGGCGCCGACGCCGTGAGCGTGCCATTGCCTTCCGTTGCGCTCGGGGTCAGCTTTACCGCCCGCGTGCGATCAAGCGTGAATGGTCCATTGTCCGGCTGATATTTGACGACGGACCAGGATCTTGTGGAGCGACGCTCAATGCGCTGCGGGCGATACCCGTCACAGGTGACGAACACCACGTCCGCCGATTGCGCAAAGCGCATCTTGAACAGATCGGCCTCAAGCCAGATCGTCGGCAACGTCATGACGCCGGCCCCCTCGATCGTGACGCTATCGACGCGCTTTAGCTGCTCTAGTTCGGATTGGAACAGTAGATAGAACGAGGCTCCCGTAGGGGTGAAGGCCAGGGAATGCGTGCCGGTCCTCAGCGTGGTTTCGTTGATGTATTCATCACCGCCAGATGTCGAGCCGACACGCAGGGTTACCGGGCCGCGCTCCACCACGATCCTCAGCGCATGTTCGGTGCCGATTTCGTTGACGGTGACGGTCTGAGATGCTGACGCCTTCGAACCGCGCGCTATGGCAGTGAGATTGAGATAGCCGCCAGAGACGGCACTGGTTGCGCCCGATGTTGCCGTGAGCGTCCAGCCTGTACCAGACGAGAAATCGCCGTTGGTGATGGCTGCGGTAACGGTGGGGCGGGTGACCAGCACGTCTTCCACCTTGACCCGGAGAAGCTGGTCCGTGAACTCCATCAGCGCGGCATCGGTGGCGCCGAATACGAACTCCTTCAGCCGGCATTTGCTGTTGCCGTTGGTGGTGGAGATATACTGAAGCCCTGGACGCATGAAGGCCGGGCCACTGGTGAGCGGGAGCAGATTGGTCTGCTGTTCCGCCGCCAGGCGCATCCGCTCCAGATCGACGCGCGGCAGGTGCTTCTTGTCCTGGACGCCGACGTTGTAACTTTGCAGGTAGGTGTTGACGCGAGGCATCAGAGACCGCGAAGCGTTCCGGTCAGCGACCCGCGCCGAATCCTGGCCCTCACCAGCCTGCCAGCCGGCGCATAGTCCACCTTGTCATCGACGGCATCGAGCGTCTTGGCTTCCGTCAGGAGCGCCTTGGACAGATTGAACAGGTCATTGCGCGTCCCTTTGTCGGATGAGAGCGGCAAGGCGCACTGGAAAGCCATATAGGCTGCAAAGGCTTGAGCGAACGGCTCCCGCCATTTGCCGATGTTCCAGCCATAGTCCGTATCGTTCGAGACGTAGCGGATGTAGAGCGTGTCGCTGTTGGCGTACCAGTAATCCGTCTCGTCAACGAAGTCCTCGAACCCTTGCGTGAACGTGGGATCGATAGAGATAGAGACGGTGCGCACCCAATCGTTGGGCTTGGAGAATGCATACTGATAGCCGAACAGCGGCTCGACATCCTCGTCACGCTGGAATTCGGAGGACCGGATGGCGAAGTTCCACAGGCCCTTGGCGAGCATGTATTCGCCCGCCTCCTGCCAGACATCATCCAGCGCATAACGGGCGGGGCTGACCTCTGTAAGGCTTGCCACGCCCGCCGCATTGCCGAGATAGCGCAGCGCGGCCTTGTAGATGCTGAGTTTGGAGGCCATTCAAATCTCGCACTTCATGGTGACAACCTCGCCGCCCGTGCAATCATCGAGCAGCGCCGCTATCTCGACTGCCTTTGCCGCATCGGCGCCCATATACATCGCGGCATTGGCAGCAGGGGAACCGCTGCCCCAGGCTCCGAACTCAGTCGTGATGTTGAACGAGGCGTTCTGCTCGTAGATCGTTAGCGAGCCGTCCTTGCGGAGGCGGATAACCGTGGCCTCATTGAGGGCCGGCTTGTCGCCGGTCTCGCTGTTCTGAAGCCATGTGACAAACGCCACCGCTTCCGCATAGGTGCCAACCACGCCCGCAATGTCACCAGAAGGCAGGCGAAAGAGTTTGGTGGCGCTGTACCGATGCTTCCAGCCGCCGCTCATCATGCGACTGTCGGCCGCCAGAACGCCCCAGCGATATGCGATGGTGGTCATGCGGCGAGACCGGATGCCTTGCGCGAGTGCGCGACCGCCGCCTGCACGGCATCAGCCTTGGTCTTGTGATTGCGGCTGACCTCGATAACCGGGTCATCGGTCATCACGCGCCAGAGCGTCTTGGGAGCGAAATTGACCTTGTAGCCTTCCGGCGGCTCGGGAACCTGGGAAAGGTCTTCGACGGGCGTCTTGGCAATCGCCTTGGTCAGGTCGATCGCATGGAGAAGCGCGGTGCGAACGAAGCCCACGCCGGTCTCGACAACAAGCAGGTGCAGGCGCCACGTCCTGTCTTCGGGGACGACGATTACTTCATCGTTGGCGCTGACCTTGGCAAAGACGTTCGCCCAATTGCCGGGGACGGAAACCTCGTCCATCGTCATGCCGTTCGGCACAACCAGACGACGGAGTGTACGGGTAAAATCGGCGCCGTTGAGCGCCGCATTTGCGGGGATCTTCATGCTTGCCTCATGTTTGTGGAGCGGTTCGGGGGCCAGCGTTAGCCGGCCCCCTCGACCGCGTGTGGAGGCAACACCGCAGCCGAAGCCGCGAGGTTGCGGATCAGGTGATCGCGGTAGGAGCCGCCACGGTAGCAGCCGCGCCGGAGACCGACGCAACCTGATAGCGCTTGTATTTGGCGGTGCCGGTGTTGATGGCGTCCACCAGGTCGCCGACGCGCATGCCCTTCGTAACGCCGTCCGAGAACCAGGAAGCACCAACGATGGTGGTGTCCGAGTCCGCGGCGGAGTTGAAGTACATGAACACGCGCGGCATGGCGCCGCCGACCGGGTTGATGACCATCGCGAGATTGTCGGGAACGTATGCCATTTGATCGTCTCCTTACGAGGCAACGAACGCCGAGCCGTCGTGAGTCCACTTCACGATGCCGGTGTTCTGGAGGATCTTCGCCGCGTGGTAGATCGTGGCGCGGGTCCAGGACGTGTCCTGCTTCTCGTCGTAGCCGACAGCCACGGATTCCTCGCCGACGTTCACCGCGTAGCCAATGGCGTTGCGGTGGAACAGGTAGCAAAGCTCCGAAGCGGTGCCGAGACCGGTGATGCGGCTGGAAACGGTCCAGTTGATACCGGCCCAACGGAAGAAACGACGGGATGCCTGGCCGAACGGCTTGACATCCACGTAATCGCCATTGGCGAATTCCGTCGTCTGCTCCAGGTACGCCTCGAATGCCGGCGAGATGATCGCGAACATATTGTCCGCTTCCTCGATCGGAATGTCGGCGTTGCCCAGGATCGCCTTGGCGCCCACGACCATCGACAGCGACGCGGTCTGCGCCGTGGACGGGAAGTCCTGGGTAGCGTTGGCGAGTTCGGCAAGCATGGTGAGGTCGATGTCGCGGTTGATGACCGCCATCGAATTCATCTGCATGATGCGCTTCTGGTCGCCCTGCGAGGCGAAGATGTTGAACCCGGTCAGTTCATACGGCGCGTGCTTTTCAACAAGCGTCGCAGTCACCTGCGAGTTCGTGGGGTTGCCGTACGGGATTTGCCCGTTGGTGCCACGGCTGACGGCAGTGTCGGTCCCGGAGCCGGACACCAGGAACGTCGCCTGGTTGCCCTTGATCACCGATTCCTTGGTCGTCATGGCCTTGAGCTGGCTCACGCGCTGCTCGAAAGCCCCGACGAACTCCTGCCGGTACTGAATCTGTGCGGCTTCGATAGCCATATCAGTATCCTTTCAATTTGGAGTTGAGGGTTTGGAGCCGCCGCCGTGCAGGGTGGCCGAAGGCGTTACCCGGAGCCTTTTCAGGGGTGGCCGGGAGCATTCGGAGCTTCACGTCTTGGGCAGTTTGGGTTGCCGGGCTGGAGCCGTTTCCGGGGTAGCCAGACGGGCAATAAAAAAGCTCGCACGAAGCGAGCGTTCATTCTCTGACAGGTGTCAGGAATTCCTACTTCTTGCGCTTCAGTTCCTTCTCCAGGAGTTGCGCGTACTCCTTGTCGAGACCCTTCTCATAGTACTCGTCGGTCCCGATGATCTTCTTGATCTCTTCGATGCGAGCCGTGTGCTTGCGCTCGCTATCGCTGGTGGTAAAAGCGACGTCGCCGAACTGATCGCGGCCCCTGTCGGAAGCCCATGCGATGAATTCTGGAATGCTGCCGAGCAACCGGCCATCCGGGGCACGAAGGCCAGACCAGTCCTTACCCAGACCGGGCACGGCTTCAAGGAAACGGCTCGCCATCGTCATGTTGGCCTTGTACTCGCCATTCGCCCAATCCTTGCGGAGAGCATCTTCAGCGTCTTCAGCGGCTTGCTTGTCGGTCTCGGTCTGCTTGGCCTGTGCGGCCTCGACCATATCGACGTACCATTCCGACGCGATTTCAACGACATCGAGCCGGGCACCCTTCTTGTGGGCGAATTCGGTGAAACTGGACAGGATGGGCTTGTCCTCGTCCACCATGCGCTTGGTGACGGTCTCGGGCAGCTTGTAGCCGGTCGGATCGTCGGGGATGCCCTCCGCCTTGCGCCACTCGGCAAGCGCCTTTTCGTCCTTGCCATCAGGCTTCACGGGCCGCTTAAGACCGGAACTGATCGTAGCCTGGGCTTCCCGAAGAGCGCGGGCAACACCCTTCGGCGAACCGTAGCGCGAGATGGCCTTGGCAACATCATCGTCGCCGGCCGCCATTTCCTCGCGCCAGTTGTCGCCCCATGGAGACGACTTCGGTGCAGGTTCCGGACTTGGGGCGGGGGCCGGTTCTGGTGAAGGAGCCGGATTGGGGACCGGGGCCGGGGTCGGAGGGTCATTCGGCGCCGGAGCCGGAGTTGGTTCTGGGGTCGGCACATTCACCGGTTCTACAGTCATTCCTTTGCCTCTTGCCTCTTGCCTCGAACTGGTTTGGCCTCAAGCGCCTTGAGCGTTTCCGGCCTCGTCATCTTGACGATCTGCGCGCCGACGAAGCGCCGGCCCTCGTGGAAATCGGTTGCCCTGCGGCCATCCTCGCCTCCTGCCCGATAGCTGAGGTCGTAGTAGTTGCAGACCTCGCTGATGATCCAGTCGGCGGCCATGATCTGCTGGCCTTCATTGGCCTTTCCATCGAGGAAGGCGCGGACGGCCATCAGAATGTTCTTGTCGTAGGGGGCGGGAGCGTGGGCTTCCATTACCAGCCAAGCGCCTTTGCGATTGCGGCGCAAACTGCGATGTAGGTAAGCACCATCGCCAGGACGACGCCGCCAATGAAAGCGGCCACGACAAGCATGGCGACAAACGCTGCACTCAACGGAGCATCCTCGGGTCGACGTAATGAACCTCGGGAATGGGCTGGCTGCACCACATAGCAACGAGAGCCGCGCCCAACGGCGTCGATTGAGGTATCCCGTCCCGCCACTCTAGAAGGCCTGCATTGATCAGAGCGTCGCGACGCTCGGGGTAAATCGGCGCGTTCTTGCGTTCAAAGCGGTCTGTACTGCAATGATGGTGCAGCATCACATGGATATCGAATGGTGACCATTCGCCAATTGCCATAGTTGCCTCCTATGGCGTGCGGTGGATGTCTTGCTTCAGAAGCCCCACGATGCCGAGCGATGTTTCACGTGACATATCCGGGGCGCGTGTCGCGCAGCTCGCCAATTGCACCGCCATCAGGACGACGAGGAACCTCACGCAGCCACTCGCGGCTGCTGGATCATGCCCGCCTGCTGAAGGGCCAAGGAAGCGTCGGCGACGTTCTTGCCCACCACGGCCCCGCCCTGAAGCGCGGCAGCGGCCTGCGTGAGCCCGTCAACGGTGCTCTGCTGATCCTCAGCGCCCTGCTGCGTCTCTTCGTCGTTGAACCAGTCGGCCGGCGCCTGCGTGCCGCGCACGGCGTCCTTGGTGGCTTTCTTCCAGTCGATGAGAGTGGCAACCGACTTATCGATTTCCGCGCCGCCAGCAACGATCTGGAGCGATTCCTGGAACGCCTGCACGTTCTGCCGGCCCTCTGCCGTGTTCAGCGGGCCCTCGAAGGTGAAGGTGATCTCCCGATCGCCCAATGCGCGAGGCATGTCCTCGATGTTGAAGGCGTTGTTCCGCACCGCCATCTGGAACCCGATGTCCAAGAGCGGCAGGTGATATTCGCTCTCGATAGGGCCGGTGAACGGCAGGATGGCGCGGCGGTATTCCTCAAGCCTGACCTGCGTCTCG